AGAAGCCCCGGCAACCCGCTGCTTTTGCAGCAAATTGAATAGTTCCATTCGTAGTATGTTATTATTTAGTTGTGTCTTGATTGTTTTATAGTTTTTCTAAAAGATGCATCTAGCGTCATGTACTACTTGGGATGAGGGTCGCTTGTAGGACGAAGATGACAAGTAATAGTAACCACTACTGCTTTTCGTGAGGGCGATCTGCAGAGGTAGGTACTCAACATGGAGCATGTGGCAATCCGATAAGAAGACCACATGTATACTTGCTATGCTATTCTTTTACTATGAGTAGTTGACACCAACTACCCTTCTTTAGGGAAGGTGCTAGTTCGGTCCCTCACTGCGAGCGAGGTAACCTAACTCGCGACAGGCTAATGGCGATCACCTGTATAACCAGATTGTCACCGGTGTGTGAGGACACACCAAAAAGTGGGTTTCCCACTGTCTTTTCGAAGACGAAACCGCACTACATGAGACTGCGGGTATTTTGTTTGCAATTTAGAAGGTTGGCACCCGTGTTAAAACCACGTTCCTCTACTTTGTATTACATTACAAGCCACAAGGTAATTGTAGTAGCAGCTGGATGAATATACCAGACGACCACCGCCGATGGTCTGAATAAGGGGATTCCAGTTTGCGGAGTTCTCCTGGGGAGTCTCGACTCCAGGATTAAGAGCAACAAGGCGACTGGGCCGCCGTGCCCAGTGTTAGGGCGCTGCTTGGGTTAATCCCCCAAGTAGCATCCGTCGAGAATGAAGTTACCGAAACGCCAACCACCATAAGATCTTACGTGACAACGTACGTAGGGCGCCCTTATGGCAAGATCGTTGATCGCTCGACTAGTTCGAGTTTGGATTCTCAATCGTCTCTGAGAACTTTGTACTGTTTTGGCGTGCAGTACTTTTGGTATTTTGTAGCGTTCTTTGTATTTACTTATTTTAGTATTTTACTCGAGCACTACACTTTGCCTCTTTCTGGGAGTGTAATTTGTTATACATCCACCCAACCCCCATTCCGTGACTTTATCACGGATTTCTACCACAGTGAAGAATTCAAGAAATTGCGACGTTTTGTAAAGAAGGTTCTTTTGTACCTCTATCCCTTGGTGCAGGCATGGAAGGCTGTAGTGAGATGG